GGTAAAGAGATTAAGCTTGAGCTACTAACAGGTTCTTGGCATATAGGTGTGGGCAAGCCAAAGGTAGAGGGTGAGCCTTCTGAGGAAGATACCTTACTAACCGATGATACTATCAGGGCTGATATAGCAGATCAAGAGATTCATATCTACCCTAGGATTGAAGGGGCTATTACTCTAGCCGCTATAGGTAGTGCTTTATCAGCAATAGGGCTAACTGCAGCAGGTGGTGGGGTATCAGGGATAGCTTCTGCTCTTGCCGGGTCTCTAGCCATAGTTGTAATAGACACAGCAATAACACTAGGTGTTGCTATAGGTCTTAGTGCTATAGTTCAAGCTATCTCTACGTCATCACCTAAAATGGACTATAATAGTGCAGAGGTAGACCGTAATGCTTCTTTACTCTATAACGGTGTAGTTAATATAACTGAACAAGGCGGCCCCGTCCCATTACTATATGGAAAGCACATGATAGGGTCTACTGTTATCTCAGCCGCTATGGTTAGTGATGAACTAGGTCTTACTGAGAACCAACTAGCCCCAACTGACTCTAACTTTGCCTTACCTATTTCCCTTAGCTGGGCAGGGGTAGGAGCTACATTAACTAATATACTTAATGGCCTTAGTATAACTAAGACGGCAGCTATTGGGGCTTTCGGTGGGGCGGTCTTAAGTTTAAACTTAGAGGATAGTACTACTTACAAAGTTACTGTAGCAGTAGAAGCTCTATATGATATACCCTCTGGGGATTTCCATACCTATGACGATATTACCATAGATGCAATAGACGGGGTTACTGAGTTAGGCCAAGCTTACCTTATACCGGCCAGCTATAATGCAGAAACGTATGTACTTGTATGGCCTACATTCACCTTTACAACCCTAGCCTCCCAGGTAACACCAGTACTTAGGATATATCCCACACTTAGCTCTCCTCCTGGTACTGAGAGAGTCGTAACAGTAGTTAAAATAGAGAAAGTAAATGTCTAAAGATATAATACTAAGAGGGGAAGGCGGTAAAGGCGGGTCAGCTCGCCAGCCAGTAGAAGCCGAAAATACACTTAAGACTGTAGTAGTGGTCGAGGTGCTAGAAGTTTGGTCAGAAGGCCCGATAGTTGGCTTAGAGAACGCATGGAAAGATGTGTTTCTTAACCAGACTCCAGTAGAAAATGCTGATGGTACTCTTAACTTTCAAGGAGTAGAAGGGCAGTTTCGCGTAGGTTCTCCAACCCAAACAGTAATACCAGGTTTTGAGGAAGTATCTGCTGTCTTTCCTATGGGAACTACAGTAACCCAAGCTAGTTCTGTGTCTCAGGTAATTAGGGGTACTGATATAACTGCTGCCTATATTACGTTGGACTTCCCATCTGGTATATGGGATGCTGATAATACTGTGGGTGACCGTAACGAAAACACAGTACTGTTTAATATATACATAACCCAAACCGCTCCTGCCCTTGAGTCTGAGTTCTTAGCTAAAAGTGCTACCCTTACTGGTAAGACTGTGACAGCTTACCAGACTCAATATAGGATTACCCCTCCTGATGGTGCTACAGCTTGGCAGTTTAGGGTAGAAAGGATATCAGACGATGATGACCTAAATCTACTAAAAAGCTCTATGTTTAATATAGCCTATTGGACTGAGATACAGACTTTCGGGCCTCCTCTTACCTATGAGAACACTGCTATAGGAGGTCTTAAAGTACCAGCCCAAGAAGTCGGAAACCAGATACCTACTAGAGGATACCTACCAAAAGGTATCATTTGTAGTGTACCTGATAACTGGGACGAGTCTACTAAAACTTACTCCGGTAGTTGGTCTGGTGCTTTCGTACAAGCTTGGACTGAAGATCCAGCATGGGTACTCTATGATGTGATAACTAACCTACGCTATGGGGTAGGGCAAGCTCTAGGGCAGTCTATTAAGGTAAATAAATGGGACTTATATGACTGTTCAGTCTATAACAACGAGCTATTAGACAACGGCTTCGGGGTTATGGAGCCTAGGTTTACCTTTAATGCCCTTATACAGAAGCAAGTAAACGCGTGGCAGTTACTACAGACTATTGCCTCAGTTATGAAAGCAGTAGTAACTATAGATAACGAAAGCCAAATATCTGTAATACAAGATAGACCTACCCCTACCTCTAAGATTATAACCAATGCTAACGTCCTAGGTGGGATGTTTACCTATAACTCTACTGATGTAACAGAACGCCCTACTGCTGCATCTATTACCTTTAACGATAGAGAAGACAGATATTTACCTAGGACTATACAAGAACCTACATCTGACGATACTGTAGGTAATAGCTTTATAGAGAAGTATGGGTATAATCCTGTAGACTTAGTGGCTTATGCTACAGTAACGGAAGCCCAAGCAAGGAGACTCGCCAAACACGTCCTATATGCTGCTAACTATGAGTATGATAATGTAGTCTTTGCTATGGGAATGAACGTAGTAGGGTTACAATTAGGCGATGTAGTTGGGGTATTAGATAATGACTATATAACGTCAGACAATACTACTATGTTAGCTGGAAGGGTGCTTTCAGTAGCTGGAACTACGATAACACTAGATAGGGCTGTAGAGTTATCAGAAGCCGGGTTTACCTTTAGTGTAATGGCTGAAAACTACGGCAGTATCATAGAGCGAACTACAAATACTACTGGAGTTACCGATACCATAGTACTAGACTCTGCCTTGCCTGCCGGAGACTATACACTTAATGAATTCTACTGCACTAAGACCTCAGTTATTGAGCCTAGACTTTACAGAATACTATCTATAGAAGAGCAAGAAGCTGGGCAGTATATTCTTACTTGTAACTTCTATGACCCTCAAAAGTGGGGAGTAGTAGAATTAGGGCTGCCATTAGAGCCATATGCCTACAACATACAGAAACCTTTGCCTGCTGTGACTGGCTTAGCTATAACTGAAGACTTTAGAAATGATGACATACTAGAGACTAATCTTATACGTCTTACCTGGGACTATAACGCTAAGCATCTTAGCTACCAGATACGTATAAACATGAACAAGAGCAAGATAGTGCTATATGAAACTGCTGAATTGTTCTTAGAGTTCGAGAACATACCTGCCGGAATCTACGATGTTACTATTAGAGCTGTTGGCCTAACTCGTACACTATCACCCCCTGCCTACATAACCTATAACTACGGGGTATTAGACAGTACGTTATTTCCTCCTGTAAACTTCCAAGTAGCTGGAGGAGGTCTAGTATTTAATGCAGAGTCAGTGGCCTTTACCTGGGAATACAATACTATAAACCCTGCTGGAGTACTAAGAGACTATGTAGTACACTTATATACTGCTGATGGTCTTACTAAGGTAGGCGACTATATAATGCCCTATGTTATCGACCAAACATCGGCATTTTATAAAGGAGGCCAGCAAGTCTTCACAAGAGAAGCTATCATAGACTACTATGGTTTCCCTGTTCGTAGCTTTATGCTTAAGCTATTTGCTAGAGACCTGATAGGCAGACTTAGTATAACGTCTAATGATATAGTAGTCACTAACCCTGCTCCAGCATTACCTGGAGCTGGTAGTACTGTTACAGGCTTCGGCAGAGACATAGTACTTACCCTAGGAGCTGGCTCAGTGGTTCCTGATGCTGCTGACTTAATAGTAGCTATGTCAGACACTACTGGATTCACTCCTACTGCTGCTACATGGTATTGGAGAACAGTGGCAGCTTCGGCCCTTACTGGGGCGGCTCTAAGGTCTGGCGTAGAGGGTACGTTCTATGTTAGGTTCGCTATCTCAGACACCTATAACGATACTGATCTTAACTGGACACCTGAGTTTACAGTTATTATAACTGATGGGATGGACTTAATAGTATTTGCTACTCCTGTGCCTGTTACTTGGCCAGTATCTTGGTTAGCTCAAGAGACTGTAAAGGATGAGGATGGTAAAGTTCTAGTTCTTACTACTATAACATGGGATGCCGTTGCCTATGCTAGTATCTATACAGTAGCTTGGAGAGTATCAGGCAGTACAGATGACTTCCAAGAGTATAATATAGCTACTAATACTCTAAAGGTAGACCTCGGATTATTGGGTAAGACTTATGAAGTTAAAGTAAGAGCTACTAATGTTAACTCAGTCGGTGACTGGTCTACGCTTAAAACCGTAGATACTACTGCTGATACTACGCCTCCAGCACCGCCTACCGCCTTTACAGTAAGCCAAGGGTATGATACTCTATCGTTTAACTGGGTTAATCCTACAGCTAAGGACTATGACCATACTATAGTATACTGGTATAATGGGACTAGTTATGTTAATATTGCGGAAATATCAGGCACTTCTCATACAATTAATAACTTAGCTACTGGCCTTAGTGGATCATTTAAGCTATCTTCAGTGGATACTGTCGGTAATGAATCAGCTTTAACGGCAGCAGTAGTAGGGGCTACTGCTGGAGTAGACTATGCTGATGTGACTGGAGATAAACCTGTAGGGTATACTGTCCCTGCTGCTCCTACATGGGGAGGGACTCCTTATACTAAAACCACGGTTAATGACGTAGACGGCACAGTAAAAGTTCTAACTACCCTTACTTGGGTAGCTCCTGCTGGTGACGTAACAAGTTATATAGTATCCTATAGAGAGAATGGGACTTCTGATGCCTACTCTGAGTACCCAATCACTGCTAACTCACTACAAGTTGATATAGGGTTCATAGGTAAAACTTATGATGTAAGAGTTAAAGCACTCAATGGGCCGCAAGAAAGCGTGTGGTCACTTGTTACTACGGTGGATACGACTGCTAGTGCTACTGGTATTTCTGCACCATCAGGCTATTCATCTACTCAGGGGTACGATAATGTAGTACTATCCTGGACAAATCCTGCAACAACTAGGTATGCTAAGACTAATGTATATTGGTGGAACGGCACAGCTTATATAAAGGTTGCTGAGGTATCAGGTACATCTTACCATTTTCCTGAACTTACTCCTGGGCTTACTGGATACTTCAGACTTAGCTCTGTTGATAAGGCTGGAAATGAGTCAGCTATGACTGGGTCCTTCAGTGGTACTACCTCTAAAGTAGATTACGCTAATGTGGACGGAACTAAACCCCCTGCTGATGCAGATAAGACAGTAGGTAGTGTAAGTGCATTGTCTGATATTGTGGCTAACTTAGGCACAGTTACTACTGGTGATATTATTGGTAACTCTAATATAGAGATAACTGGCAGTGCTAAGTTTAATGGTAGTATAGCTATCGAAGGCCAGATTGCTGCAATGGCAGTTAATACAGCTAGTGTTAGGTATTGGGGCATACGTGCTTATGGTGTAGGCATTGGGGTATATGGGTCGGCCACTACTGCTGGAATTGGTATATTAGGACAAACTGTAACAGGCATGGGTGTACTTGGGGAAGCTACAGGGTCTGGAGGCATTGGCCTACGTGGAATATCTTACCACGCAGGTGGCTATGGTATATATGCTACAAACACCACTAGTGGTTATGCTCTATATGCCTTTGGTAAAATTCACCTAAATGGCATACTAAGCAAGACAGGCTCTGAGCTAGTATCAAACCTAAACGCTGATAGAGTAGATAGTTATCATGCAGGTAACTCTTCAGGGCAGGTAGCAGTATCAAACGGAACACAGTGTACTAACCTTAACGCAGAAAAACTAGGAGGATATAAAGCTGATTTAAGGCTTGGCTGGGCAACTGCAGACGGTGGCGGTACTGCTACTGTAGCCTCACATAGAATACACTTTGCCTCTACCGCATATAGTACAGAGTTCGTAGGCAGTGGGTATACTCTAACTATACAAGCTATCTCAGATAGAAGAAAGAAGCAGGATATAGTAGATGAGCCTTTAGGGTTAGACTTCA